AAGTCCTGCGTTGACGCATTGCCGGTGCCGATAGATTGACCGGTCACTCTATTGTCAGTGACGTCATAAAACAGGAACGAATCGAACGAGCCGTTGCGCTGGAGATAGAAGCCGAAGAGATTCTGGTAATCGCCAGCCGTCATATCTAACACCGAATACGTGATGTCAAAATCATAGTACGCGTATGGGTAGTTTGCGATACGAACTTCGAGCCCGGTGGCCGCTGCCTGGACGATAGTGTTGAATCTTGGCCGCTTGACAACTGGCCACGTTTCACCGATCAATTGCGGATAGATGGCGTTGCTCATGGCTTTAACTCCTCATAAAGACCAATAGCGCCAAGATGAAAAGAGCCATGAGGACTGCGGCTATCAGTATAAGTTTATCGGGTGGTTTCATATTTATGCAAGCGCAAAGCTGCCGTCGCGAAGCATTTCTCGCATGATCTTGTTCAATTCATTTTTGTTTCGCCGTATGGAATCCGGCGTCTCGTTGGCTCCCGCATGATAGTGGACCGTAGTCGCTCCGCTTGTCATGTTCTGAATTTTATCAGACAGCATCGGACTGAGCACCATTTCACCGCCTTGCAACGCCGCCGTCATGTCATAGGGCACGATACCGCCATTGTGAAAGACGCCTTCCGGCGCGAATGCGATGATCGCGGAATATGCCTCCACGGCGGCTGCCGGTGCCAGTTCCGGCCCCACAATTGGAATCGCTGCTGTAGATGCGTAGGCGTGTGCGGCACCGACTGCTGCTGTGCCAGTTATTTCCGCAACGTTTTGCGCAGCGCTGGCTGCAGCGCTTTCCTCCGCATTGATGATGTGCAGCGCCGTCAGCAATTTGTTCAGACCCAACTCGGCCGCCTCGCGGCTTATAATTGAAACTAAATGTTGAGCCACGACTCTGGCCAACATGGAAATCCAATCCGACAGAATTTGCACGCCCATATTCTGGAACGCGCCGACGAGCGTCGTCTGGCCTTTAATCAGCTGCGTCACTGAACTTTGAAAAGCGGTCCCGATTCCGTTGAAGAGCTGATCATAAACGGCCTTGACCGCCAATGCGTGCCGTCTGGTACTGGCCTCCATCGAAGCTTGATTGGCGTCGGTCACTCTCTGCATTTCAGCTTGTGCCCGCGCTATTTCGCGAGGGTCGCCGCCCGTGGTCGCCATGGACAAACGGCGTGCGGCTGACGCTGCAGCTAATTCGCGTTCTTTGGCTTCGATGGCGTCTAATTGTTCGAGTTGCTCCCTAGTGGAAATAAGACCCAGGTCGCGTTGAAGGTTGATACGGTCAGTCTCCAGTTTGAGCATTCGTTCCTGATGGGCGATGTTTTGCGTTTCCTTTTCCTCATCGACCCGCCGCTGTTCGTCCGCTTCCTTCTTTTTGGCTGCCGCATATTCCTCGTTGAATTTGGTTATGATGTCTATTTCTTTTTTGTAATCGTTGAGATGCCGGATGTACCGCTCATCTTCGATCGATTTCAATTCAGCTTCCGTTTTGCGCTCCGCCGCAAGTCTGGCTTCCTGGGCTTTGTTATTGTTAGCCTGCGCCTCCGCCGCGTATTTATCCATGATGGCCTGCCGCTCGGCCTCGGCAGCTTCCACCTTCTCCGGATGGGTTGGATCTTCCTTTGCCAGCGCTATTTTCTGGGCAATGATGCCGAGAGCGATGTCGCGTTCCTTAGCTGCGGCCTCGGTCAACAGTGCAAACTTAAGGGTCTCGCCCAATTGCAGGATTTTGGCCGACGATTCGATTTGCTCCTTTTCCATCGCCGCCATCCGGCTGGCGTGTGCCAATTGCGCCGTGATTTCGGCTTCCTGCAGAGCTTTGGTGTTCTCAAATAATCCTTCGACGCCGCCGCCCGCCCCTTTCGGCCCTTCAGCTACTGAGGCAAACATACTGCGCACTTTGGTTTCGGTGCTGCCCAAGATGTTCTGGACGTCCTGCAACGCCAAGCGCCAATTGTTGGCCATGCGTTCGCCGCCAGCGCTTAATTCATCCACGGCTGCGCGGAAGTTGCCGCTGGACGCTTCCAACAGAGCCTTGCCGGTGCTGGCAATGGCAGTTACTATGGTGTTCAGCGAGTAATAGATGGTTTTGCCGATGATTTCAAAAGCGGCCATGACTTCATAACCGGCTGCCACTATGGTTCTGAGAGCCAGCACTACTGCTGGGAATACGTCGGCCAGGGCCTCTCGGAAAATCCGGCTTAATTCGGCCTCTTGCTGCTGCAACGCTTTGGCCGATGCCGCTGCCGCCTGTTGGGCCTCCGCCATTCCCTTTGATGCTTCCATTTGCTCGCGGATAGCTTCACTGCCCTGTGCCAGGAAGCCGACCATTTCACGCGAATTCCGGCCCAACAGCAAAGTGGAAGCGCCGAGATCTCTGGCCCGGTCGCTGCTGGTGGCCATGTGATCTGCCATCTGCAGCAAAACATTGATCGCGTCCGGCGCTTCGTTGGCCCAAGTTTTTGTCGAGACTCCCAGGTCATTGAACGCTTGAATCGCCCGTGGACTGCCTTCCGATACTGAGTAAATGGCGCGGCTGAGCCGTTGTAGAGCCACGCCAAAATTGTCAGTGCTGACCCCGGACGTCTCCATCGCACCTTTCATTTCGGCGATTCTGGCGATGCTGAGGCCGGTGGCCTCCGACAGATGCGACATCTGGATTTCGGCTTCCTTGAATCTGTTCAGCATTTCAAGGAAAATGCCCGCGATGAATACGTTGCCAATAATGGCACCCATCGCGGTAAATGAAGACGATACGCCCGTGGCCGAAATTCTGGCCTTCTCGGCAAATTCCTCGACCGATTCGCCCATCGAATTCATTTGCGATCGGAACATTTCGCTGAGAGATTGCGTTTCCGCTCCCAATTGCGCCTGGGAAGCGGCCACGTCCGTATCGGTCTTCTGTAGCGAAAGCAAAGCATCGTTCAGCGTGCCAACTTGTGTGGCCAGTTGCGCTAACTGTTCACTCAGAGCAGCCGAGGAATCAATTGTTTCCGTGAACGTTGTTGCCGCGTCGTTGGTCGCGGTTATCCGAATGTCAACAGCATTATCGGCCATTCTTTTGCTTCCTCATCATTTCCTGTACTTCCACCGGTATTGATTCCGTGGCCCTGGTGCCCTGAAATCCGGATGCACGCGCCTCATTCATGAAACCGTGCGGATCCGAAATCCATCGGCCTCTCTTCTTTTTGCTGAGGCCGAGTTGCGCCGCTTTCAAATCGTGAAGAGGTGGGTGCTCGGTCCAATATTGCAGCAGGACCAGCACCCGCTCCAGCGTCATTTCTTCATCGATGTATTCCCACGGCCAACCCGTGACTGTGATAATTCGCCCGTAAATGTAAGGCCAGTCGATGTCTGCCCAATGCTTTAAGTCTGGGTCACGCTTACGGGCGTCATTTCCCCCGAGTCGCGCACCCAGGGCTGGCCGCTGTTGTTGATGCCGATGGCCGCCTGCCAAGCTTGACCTAGCGTGCGCCCGTCAAACACTTCCTCCACTTTCTGGACAGTGATATCCGGATAATTGCGGGTCAAAGCTGCGTGAACGATGATGACTTGAACATCACGTCGTCGGCCCACCGCTTCCATGGTAGCGCCAATGTCGCCATTGGTGGCCTCCGGGATTTTGATGTCGTCGTGCTGCTTCAGCGTTGCCGCCAAATCGCGTAGCTGTGCGCAATTTAGAGGCGGCACGATAAGTATGTCGTCGCCATCTTCAAATGGCACACCTCGATACTTGACCTTCATGGTGCTGGTCTCCTTAAGATTGTTGGGGATTTGTTAGAGGGCCGTCCGACGGCCCCCAGATTTACTACTGATCCATGTACTCGTAGAAGATGTTGCCAGCGTTGTCGCTGAACGCCGAGAAGTCGAACTCAGGAATCGCGAAATCCTCGTTCTTGAAATTGAATGACAACTTGGAGCTGATGCAATTCGGGAATTGGAACGCAATGTTGTTGCCGAATTGATTGTTGTACAGCCAAGTCTCGAAGGTCGGCATCGAGCCCATGGGTTTGTTCGTTACTTGGACGTTGGTGCCGGTGGTGGCGCTGCTCGCCGTGTAATTGTACGTGATGAACACTGGCGTGGTCTGCCCCGCGTTGAACGTGTAGACGCCCGTTGATTCAACGACCGAGTATTGCATAGCGGCTGGCGCTGTTGATACCTTGGTCATGACGATGCCAGTATTCACGTCGCGGACACCCTGATCTTCTTTGAAAGTGCCTGATGGAACCGTGACCGTGACGGTTCCGCCTGTGACCGTGTGCAATTCATCGATCACGCCGATGACTTGGTTGCCGGTATTGACGCTGGCACCAAAGAATAGATCGTTAAACACCTTCGCGTAGAACGTCGCGAATTTGGCTTTGAAGTTGATCTTGCCTTGAGTACGAGCGATGGCGACGGGAAACTGCAGCTTACCGAATAGTTCCTTCTGTGAAGCCGCGATGTCCACCGTAATTTCTTGCATCGTGCCCAATTGCATTGGCGTAGGATTGGCAGCGGCGTTTGGGCCAAAGGGCTTGCAAACCGCCGTACCAACGCCGAATACGTAGAAACCCATGGGAATTCTCCTTTACAAAGCTAATATGCGAATCGGTACGATGGCGACGCCTTGATTGCCTAAGACGCCTTCATCGGTTCTAATCTCACCTATGATCTTGGCCTCCACGACGAGACCGCCCAAAGTCTGCTTCATGTGCGGCTGATCCGGCCTGATCGGCGGAGCCGGAAAATTGCGGTCAACGTAATCGAGGATCGGATTCATGAGACTGGACATAACTGCCAACTGATCGTCACCGGCGTAAATGTAGAAGATCCAATCGACGATCAACGTCCAAATGTGCGGCATGCCGACGTAAGTAGAACGGACCTCCTCTTTGATCTGCTGCTGAAAGAACGCTGGCTGCTCGGAGGCCGGAACTTGCGACCAGACCCGCGCTCTGCGGCTAGTAGTGACAAGGCCCGGTGCCTTGGCCCCAATTTGGAACAGCGCATCGTAGATCTTCTCTCTGTCCGATATCATTCAATTGCCCCGACCGCCGCTTCTGCCAATTGCCGCTTGATGTCTTCCAGCCGATCCGCCAGCGCCGACCGTAGATAGCTGCGCACCGGAAACGTGATTGAATGTGCAGCGACCAAGTGCCGGTCGCCTTTCACGCTGCGGGCCAGATGCTCCCGGACCGTAAATGTGCCTCCGTATTCATGGATCTTGCCGTACCAAGCTTCCTGACCCGTGCCGACGATGGCCGTCCAACTGT